GTCTGGTTGGAAGGTTGGTAGGAATCAACTCCTGCCGATTCTTCAACACACCCGGACTACGGACGAGGCCAGAATGCGCAGGTGCTCTGAGGCTTACGTGGATGAGATCATCGCCGGGTTGTCTGATGAAGACAAAGCCGAGGTGGCGACTGTCCTCAGCTCAGAAGCCGCGATCAATGGAGTGCCTGGAACGAGATTTCTGGACAGCATGAACTTCGCTACCAGCGCAGGTTTTCCTGTTCTGAAGTCAAAGCGAGAAGTTGTCATTGACCTTCCTCCGGATGACGTTTACAGCGTCAAGCGCACGTTCAAGACCCCGGTCTTACAGCGAGCGAACCGGATGCGAGAACGGTACCTCAACGGGCAGCGTGCCAGCCCTATAGCTGTCAAGCACAACAAGGACGAACCACGGTCGCGCAACAAGGTTGAGTCGTTTCAAACCAGAGCCATCAACGGGCTTCCGGTGGATCACAGCATCGTTGCACGCATGTACACCGCACTCTTCGTGCGAGTCATGATGAAGAACAAGATGCTGTTTGAAGCCGCCCCTGGCATGGTCGCACAGTCCAAAGAGTGGCACTTGCTCGCCACGCAACTCCTTCGCTCTGGCAAGGGTAGCAAGATTGACAGTGATTACAAGTGGTATGACCTGAAGGCTGAGGCTGCAATGATCCTTGAAGCATTCCGAACCATCCGTGAAATTGTGAGGAGGTGTGGTGGCTCTGAGGAGCAACTCACCACCATTGAGTGTCTCGGTGAGGACATCGCCTTCTGTTTCGTGGCTTTCGATGGGGACCTGTTCGAGTTCTTTGGACACAACCCGTCCGGGCACACACTCACTGTCGTCATCAACTGCATCATGAATTCCCTGTACAGTCGTTACGCTTACATGGGTCTGCACCCGCATGGAGACGTCCGAGATTACCGCATGTTTGTTACGCAGATCACGTACGGTGATGATGACACGAAAGACACTATTCTCAAGTGGTTCAACCACAACAACATCTCTCGTGAACTCGAGTCCATCGGTGTCACCTACACGGCAGCAGACAAGTCAACTGGCGACATCCCCTTTCGCAACATCGACAACGTCACTTTTCTCAAGCGGAGCTTCCGCTATGATGACGACTTGGGTGGCTACGTCGCACCTCTGGAGGAGGCCTCGATTGGCAAGATGCTCATGGTGTCGATCCCGTCTGAGAAGCACCCATTTATGGATGCCGGGGATCGAGTGACCACAGCTGCTCGTGAGTATTTCTGGTACGG